GGCACCGGTACGATAACGTACGCCAACCCGGTCTCCATCCTGGAGGACGTCCGGTCCTGGAAGCGCGTGGTCCAGATCCACGGCCGGGTCCCGGCCAAGGAGGTCTTCGCCACCTCGGTGTCGATGGCGGCCCTGATGGAGGCCTGGACCCAGGCCACCTCCGGCGCCACCGTCAACATCCCCGCGACCATGCTCTCGGACCGGATGAAGGACGAGTTCTATTCCACCGGGATCATGTCAGGCTTTATGGGGCTCGTCTGGAATACGGTGGAGCAGGTTTTTGAATCGGACCTGGGCAATATCACATTCTTCGTGCCGGACGGCCAGCTTTATCTCGGGAACTATACCGATCAGCGTCCTATCGAGCTTCTCATTGGCCCGACCGCCGATGACGAGGCGCCTGACGGATTCACGGGCAAATATGCGAAAACCTGGAAGGAAAAAGATCCATCGGCCAGGCAGTATCTACTCGAATGGCACCTGCTACCGATCGTAACCAGGCCTGAGCAGATGCTCGTGGCTACGGGTATTATCGGAACTGGCGCTACCGCAGCTCCGGCCGGGTACTGGGCTGGTTCTGTGGGCAACGCTCCTGGTGGCGGTCTCATCGACTAGTCACTCTCCGTATAGCGAGAGGCCCTGACTTGACACGAGTCAGGGCCTTTCCTATTGTGACAACCATGGTGATGACGGGAGCGGAACGGCAGCGCAGGTCCAGGCAGGCTAGAGCCCAGGGCGTGGTGCTCCGGCATAAGCGTGTCGTTAATGACGAGGGCCGTGAGTGCGCTTACAGCGGACCTGGCAGCTGCGGGAACAAGTTCAAGCTCTGGTCGGCGTTCGGTCCCGGCAACGGGCCGCATGGCAGGGAGCGGCGCTGCCGGGACTGCATGGTCGCCAAGGCCACTGAGTACCTCAAGCGCGAGCCGACCGAGGTGCAGCAGCGCCGTAACGAGCGGCAGGCGAGGTACCAGCAGACCGAGACCGGCAAGGAAGTCAACCGGCGGGCGAAGATCAGGTACCGCTATGGCATCTCCGTGGGGCAGTACGACTGGCTCTGGGAGCAGCAGGACGGGCGCTGCTACTTCTGCGGCTTCGGGGAGACCGTCATTCACCATGCCTCGGGTGAGGTCATGAGGCTCGGTGTCGACCATGACCATGACTGCAGTCAGGGGCATGACCCGAAGAAGGCGTGCGAGTACTGCCTGCGTGGCCTGGCCTGCTACAACTGCAACATCTTCATCAGCCGAGCTGAGCGCTCGCAAATCCTCCGGCCCCGGGTGGCTGACCTGCTGGCCCGCCGGCCGCTGCTGGCTGCCTGACGAACCTGTCCTGCATGGACATCACCGTCGCGTTCACGGTCAGCGGGCAGCGGCAGAAGTACCTGCGCCAGGCGCTGGCCAGCTGGGCGCGCGCCCGGGGCGTGCAGGATGCGCGGATGCTGTTCTGCGTCGAGCCCGAGCCGTCGTTCCCGGTGCCGGACTTCACCGCCTGGGCCGGGGAGACGTTCTCCCGGGTCCAGGTGGCGGTCAACCCGGCCGTGCTGGGCTGCCTGGCCAACACCCGGCAGGCGATGGAGCTGGCGTTCGGCGGCGGGGCGGGCTTCGCGGTGCTGGCCGAGGAGGACATCGAGGTCAGCACCGACGTGCTGGAGTACTTCGGCTGGGCGGCCGGCCGGTACGAGCGCGACACCGACATCATGGCGGCCTGCTCGCACGTGCTGTCCAGCCGGGTCCTGCGGGGGATCTCGTGGCCGGATGCCGCGGTCCGGCTGCCCTGGTTCAGCCCGCTGGTCTGGGGCACCTGGAAGCCCTGCTGGGACGAGTTCATCGGGCCCGGCTGGGGCCCGGCCGAGGGCAACGCCCAGGGCTGGGACGTGCACCTGCGCGAGCAGCTGCGGGAGGTGGAGCGGGCCTGCCTGTTCCCGGTGCTGTCCCGGTCGCTGCACATCGGGCAGGCCAGCACCCTGTTCAGCCCGGAGCTGGCCGCGCACATGTACCCGGGCACCCGGAGCAGCTGCTTCAGCCGCGACTACCCGCCGCAGGAGTGGCGCGAGGTGATCCCCGGGCCGCAGCTGGAGATGACCGTGTAGGGGTGTCGATTCCCCCGGGCGTGGCTGGACTGTCCGGAAAGCAGGTCATCGTCGACGTGGCGGCGCTGGCTGAGCGGCTGGTGCCCGAGGGACCGCAGGAGGAGCAGCCGGCAGTCGGCGCCGGGCAGTTCCTCCAGGGTGACGGGCCGGGTGTCGCGTCGGCGGCTGGCGGGAACGCGCTGCCAGCCGGCCCGGTGTGCGCGCTGGGCCACCCGAACGTGCCCGGAGCCCGGTTCTGCGCCAGCTGCGGGCTGTCCATGGACGCGGAGACCGCGCCGCAGGTAGTCCGGGCCGAGGGCATCCGGCCGAGGCCCGCCGCTGAGCTGAGCGCGGAGGAGCTGGCCGCGCGGGAGAAGGCGCACGCCGCGGCGGTGGCCGAGACCGCCCGCTTCGAGGCCGCCCCGCCCGAGTGGGTCTACACCGAGGGCGATGCGGTGCTCATCCACTTCATCGACGACGGGCTGACCGCGTTCGGCCAGGTCTGGTACCGGGGCCAGGAGCTGGAGATCGGCCCGGACCACCCGCGGTGGGAGGAGGCCCGCGGCTGGATCATGCTGAACCGGATGCAGCAGGCGGCCCGGTGGGGCAAGCACTACTTTGAGCACGGCCCGTGGCCAGGGCGCCGCTCCTACACCGAGGGCCAGGAGAGCTACGAGCGGCTGGCCGGCACCGACCACCAGGGCAACCCGGTGACCATCCAGGGCCCGGGCGAGGAGGCGCTGCGCCGCGCCGACGCGATCGAGGCCCAGCGCGGCCGGGGCGTGCCCGCCCGGGCGTTCAGGTGACGATAGAGCCCGGAGCCGGGGGAGGGGCAGTTCTGAGCCCCGTCCTCGGAGCCAAGGGCTCCCCGGGGCGGACCAAGGCCGTGCGCGCGCCCCTCTCCCGGCCGATGTACTGGTCATGTGGCCGCTGCCCAGCGTGAACGACCTGTCCGGCTTCTCCGGCCGCCCGGCCGTCAGCTACACCTCCTACGTCAACTCGGCGCTGCTGCAGGCCGCGCTGATGTTCACCTACCTGGCCGAGCGGAACCAGGACGACTTCGGCTCGATGTCCGCGGATGACCAGCAGCTGGCCAACACCGGGGTCATGGCCATGGCGGACTACCTGTACCTGCGCTGGCCGTACCAGCAGGTGCTGGCCAGCCCGCTGCAGTCCGAGACGATCGGCTCCTACACCTACCAGAAGCCCTTCCAGGAGATGGCCCGCAACGCCCAGGCCATGGAGGTGTTCGCCGAGCGCACCGGGGTGGACCTGTTCGACCTGGCGGTCCGGATGCTGGCCAAGCGGACCAAGGCCAACGGCGTGTACTTCGGGCAGATTAGCGGGTTTGAGCGGTTCAACGAGCGCTATGACGGGGTGGGCATCCACTGGGACTCCGACGAGCAGCGGATGGTGCTGGTCGGCCCGTCCGACCGGGACCAGCTGGAGATGGTCATGTTCGACATCAACGCGCCCATCTTCCCCTCCGATCCTGGGGTCTTATTTTAGGTTGCATTTTTGCGTTAATGTCGTATGCTGGCTTCATGGGAAGGCCGCCGTCAATCAAACTCACTGCTGGTCAGCGCATCGGCAGGGGCGTGGTTATCGACCCCGAGACCAGGCTGGCTCCGACGCCTGCTGTGCCGAAGGGGCGCAGGGCCGCCCTGCTTCAGTGTGACTGCGGGACTCGTTACGAGGCGGCGCTGTTGACGCTTGTGCCTCGTAGGGGGGATGGCCGGATCAACACCACGTCTTGCGGGTGTGCTCAGCGGGAGATTGCAGGCGAATACGGTAAGCGCACAATCTGTGAGGCTCATTCGGCCTGGGTTGAGTCCCGTGGTCTGGGCGGGCTCTCCATGACTCCGCTGTACCGCACCTGGGCCGCAATGAAGAACCGGTGCGAGTATCCGGGCAATCCCCGGTATCAGCACTACGGAGGCCGGGGCATCGAGGTCTGCGACCGCTGGCAGGATGTACGCCAGTTCATCGAGGACATCCTGGCGGAGATCGGGCCTTGCCCCGGGCGGGGCTGGACGCTGGACCGGAAAGATAACGACAAAGACTACGAGCCCGGTAATGTGCGGTGGGCTACGTGGTCGCAGCAGAATCGCAATCGGCAGCCGCGTAACGGGCGGGCGAAGGGGGCTAGCCGGGAGAAGGTGACCGGGTTGTGGGTAGCGCGCGTGCACCTGGGCCGGTTTGCTACCGAGCAGGAGGCCGCGGACGTTTACCAGCGCGCGGTTGCCGTCCTGGAGCGCGAGGGCATCCTCACGTAGGGCGTATAACCAGGTATGGCCAAGCGCATCCTGGTCACCGTCTCGCGGACCTACGACAACCCCGCCGAGATGGAGCGCGTGCTGCGCGCGGCGTGGACCTGGGCGCCGGGCGCGGTGCTGGTGCACGGCGCGCAGAAGGACAGCGACCTGAGGGCGGTCCGGATCTGGGCGTCCCTCGGCGGCCAGGACGAGCCGCACCCGGTCCGCTGGCGGCCTGAGTGGAACGAGGGCAAGGTCTGGAAGTTCGCCGGGTTCGACCGCAGCGAGAAGATGGCGAAGCTCGGCGCTGACCTGTGCCTGGCCTTCTTCGGCCCGTGCGACCGGGAGGACTGCTCGCTGCGCGGCAAGCACGCCTCGCACGGCGCCTCCCACTGCTCCGGCTACGCCGACCGGGTGTGCGGCATCATGACCCGGCGGTTCGGGAGTCCGATTCCCAGGGCGTGACTGCGGATGCCCGTGAGGCCGCGTACTGGGAATCGCGCTGCCGGTACTGCGAGGCTCCGCTGCGCCGGGACGGCGGCTGCTGCATGTGGTACGGCGAGCCGCACGACCTCCCGTATCGGGAGCGCCAGTGACCACGCCATACACCCCGTTCGCCCCGAGCCAGGCGGGCCTGGCCGTGTTCTACACCTCCACGGTGCAGGTGCTGCGGCTGACCGAGACGCTGCAGGCCGGCGGCGGCATGACCATGTCCTGGCAGCCGGTGACCACCATCGTGGACCCGCTGACCAGCGTGGTGGGCCAGCTGCGCTGCCGGATCGACCTGACCCACCTGCGGCCGGGCAAGGACCTGCCGTCGCCCATGGTGGCGGGCCGCGCCCCGGACCGGGTGGGCGTGATGTACTTCAGCCTGTCCCCGGACGCCAACGGCGCGCCGCAGGTGCTGGCCGCGGACCGGGTGCGCTGCGTGGCCGGGCCGATCTTCGGCACCTTCGAGGTGCGGCTGATCCCCGACGTCGCGCAGGACCTGACCGGCGCCCACCACGCCGAGGTGCAGGTCATCGAGGTGTCCCAGCAGCTCGGCACGGGCAGCCCGACCCCGTTCCCCGGCAGTCAGCCCTGAGATGGGCGTCGTCTACGTCACCGTCGACCTGGACGGCGCCGGCGACGAGCTGGACCGGCTGGCCAGGGGGCCCGGCCCGGCCACGATCGGCCGCTGGGAGGGCGCGCTGCTGATGTGCTACGCCGTCAGCGAGGCCCGGGCGCACGTCATCACCGGGTTCCTGAAAGCCTCCGGGCACCCCGAGTCCAGCTTCACCGCGGGCGAGTGGTCCGGCCAGGTGAATTTCGCCCGGCACCCGGGCATCTTCGAGCTGGCCCGGGACGACCGGCCGACCCGGCACCACGCCGGCGGCCACTACTTCTTCGACCCGGGCGGGCCGGAGTTCGAGCGCGAGGTGCGGCAGGCGCTGTGGGACTGGGTGACCGACGGCAAGGGCGGCCCGGCCCCGGCCGGAGGCCTGGGCCCGTACTCCGGCGGGTACTGACGGGCCGGGCCTCCTTAGCTGACCACGAGGAAGACCCGGCCCGGACCGCCGTAGCGGGAGAGGTTCCAGCGCACCTTGGGGAAGTGAGGTGACGAGCCATGATTGCCCGGCGGCGCGGTATGGTCCCTGAGCGGGTTCCCACTGTAGTCCCCCGCCGGGCCCGCTGTCCCGATATTGCCGGACGTGGATGATGTCGCGTCGGGCGCTGTTCGCTACCTGGCCGCCTTCCCCGATGTCACCGGGCTGCTCGGGGCCTTCCCCGCCGGCGACCCGATCGCGGCGAACGCCGGCCAGCCGTGGCTGTTCGCCGACACCAACGCCGGGGTCCTCAAGGTCATGGAGGGCAGCTCGGCCGCCGCGGTGGTGTGCGGTGACTTCGGCGGCTGGTCGGTGGCCGAGCCGCTCGGCACGCTGCGGTTCAGGCGGCTCCGCCTGGACGTGTGGGTGGACCCGGTGCGGGACTCCGGCTCCAATGTCACCGAGTCCAGCAGCCTGACCACTAACCGGGGCCTGGCCGTGTTCGCCGCGGTGCAGTTCCGGCTGCAGCGCACCGACCCGGACGCGGTGCTGTGGGGCAACCTGGTCACCACCGACTGCCACCTGCTCACCGACATCCAGTTCCTGCCGGTGCCGGACGGCGACATGCTGCAGCGGGGCACGGCCTACTACGGCGTGAGTTGCGCAGGGTGGGCCGGTTAGCCGGTTGGGCGCCCCGTAGTACGGGGTATGGGACGAATCGCGCGTGATGTAGCTGAGCGCTTCTGGGAGAAGGTGGATCGCCGGGGTCCTGGTGAATGCTGGCCCTGGCAGGCAGGCTGCAGTCGGCAGGGGTACGGGAAGTTCGAGCTGAACCCAGGTCAGCTCGAAGTTGTTCGGGTGGGGCATTATCCGGCGCACCGGGTGGCTTACCGCTTGATTCACGGACGGTGGCCGGTACCGCACGGCCTGCACGGGTGTGACAATCCGCCGTGTTGCAACGCAGAGAACCCGGAGCATGTGCACGAGGGCACTCCAGCGCAGAACATCCAGGAAATGTACGATCGCGGACGGGCTGATGCTTCCCGTCAAGCGGCCAGTCTCCGGCTCCGGTCTGCTGTCCATCCTTGTGGAGGTGACAGCCCCTGTTCGGCTCTCACCTGGGCGCAGGCCGAGGAGATCCGTGTTCGTTACGCAGCGGGCGGAGTGTCATGCGAGACTCTTGGTTTGCGTTATGGCGTTAGCGAGATGACTGTGAGTCGTCTCGTACGTGGGCTGCGCTACGTCCGATTATGCTGCTCGCCGCTCAAGAGCCGGGGAGGTGGTTCAGTGACCGGGCAGCGCCCCCTGAAGGTGATTGTCAAGTCACCATTTTTAGCCAGTACAGCGGCTACGGCACCGACGGCTTCGGGCTGCTCCGCGCGCTGCACCGCTGGGGCTGCGAGGTCTACCCGCAGCCGGTCTGGGTGGACGTCCCCATCCCGGGCGACCTGCTGCACCTGTTCGGCCGCACCCTGGCCGCGCCGTTCGACTTGCTCATCAATCACTGGGACCCCGGCCACCTGTTCATCACCAGGGAGGCCCGCCTGGCCACCCGGGTGGCGGTGGCGTGGACCATGTGGGAGTTCGCCGGCGGCCCGGGCAAGGACGGCCAGGGCGTGTCCGGGCTGGTGCCGCACTGCAAGGGCCGCACCCTGCTGCCGCGGAACCTGCGCTGGTTCGACATGCTGCTGGGCTATGACGAGGTGAGCCTGGCCGCCCTGGAGCCCTACACCCCGCGCAAGGTGCGCCGCGGCGTGCTCCAGGGCGGCTATGACAGCAGCGACTGGCGTCCGCTGAGCCGGGACTGGGACAGCCCCCGGTTCGGCTTCCTGATGCACGGCGCGCTGAACAAGCGCAAGGCCCCGTGGACCGCCGTGCAGGCGTTCACCGCGCTGAAGTTCGAGCGGCCCGGCCCCTGGCCCGAGGGCTTCGACGACGCCAGCCTGGCGCTGCACACGGTCGCGCCGGGGGACCTGTTCCCCGAGCTGAACGAGCCCTTCGAGGCCCAGCGGATCAAGGTGTTCGTCGACGCGTTCGACCACCGCACGCTGGAGGAGTTCTACAAGGCCGGGCACTGCCTGCTGGCGCCGTCCCTGGGCGAGGGCAAGAACCTGCCGGCGCTGGAGTTCATGACCACGGGCGGGGCGGTCGCGGCCACCGCGTTCGGCGGCCACATGCAGTGGATGAACGCGGACTACGCCTACCCGCTGGAGTACGAGCTGACCCCGACGTTCGAGCAGTGCCCGTGGGGCGCGCACAGCGCCCGGGTGCCCATCGAGCACCTCAAGGACGTCATCTGGCACATCTACGCGCACCGTGACGAGGCCCGCCGCAAGGGCGCGCTGGCCGTTGACGTCATCCCCAAGATGTGCGACTGGCAGGTGGTGCTGGAGGCGCTGTTCCGGCGCATCCGGGACGAGGTGAAGGGCCCCGGCCCGGCCATCTACGACCTGGCCATGGGCTGCCGCCAGGAGGACGGGGACCTCAGCCTGGGCGCCCTGATGGCCCCGGCCGGGTGGAGGCGGGCGTGATGGTGACGATCAGCCCGGGCATGGCGGCGGAGGACCTGATCGTGGTCGAGGTGCGGTGCCCGGTCCCGGCGGAGCTGCCCAGCGGGCGGTGCAGGCCGGGCCGCCTGCTGCTGAAGCTGCGGCTGCGCGGCGAGGTGCCGTCCTACGTGCACCCGGACAACCTCATCGAGCTGAGCTGCGAGGACTGCAAGTACCGGCTGAAGCTGGCCGGGGTCCGGGTGGGCCGGGTGCTGCACCGCTACGACCTGGCCGGCGTCCTTTGGGAGACTCTGACTGAGGGAGGCCCTGGTCTCGGGTTAAGCTCGCCTCTCAGGAGGTGGGGGCGGTGGCGCGGTCGGGAACGATCAGGCGTGATGCCAAGCAGATGCCCTGGTACCACGTGCCGCTGCCGCGGTGCGAGGCGCGGCGGAAGGCCGACGATGCGCAGTGCGTCTTCAGCGCCCGGTACGAGGGCCACCCGCATAACGGCAACGGCCAGCCGGTCGGGCTGTGCAAGACCCACGCGGACATGGCCGACTTCCCGACCCGGCTGATCCGCGTGAAGAAGATTACGCTCCGGAGGGCCTGATGACGGATGATCCCGGGCTGGTGTTCCCCCGCACCGAGGTGCCGGCCGAGGTGGCGGAGGCGCTGGTCTCCATCGCCACCTTCGCCGCTGACCACGAGGCCATGAAGCCCAGGCCGCGCAGCGCCGTCCGCAACCCGGACGGCGGAGTCCAGGGCGAGACGCAGGCCGAGCTGACCCGGCGCCTGGTCGGCGCTGCCGTGCTGCACCTGGTGGAGATCGGCCTGCTGGTCGTGCCGGAGGACTTCGCCGCCCGGCTGGACGACTGGCTGCCGGTGTCCCGGGACGCCGGGCGCTAGATGCCGGGGATGCGGTTCGTCCCCGGCGGCGTGCATCGGGAGCGGGACGGCAACAAGCGGCCGGCCGAGTGGTACATCATCTGGCTGGGCGTGCCGCGTGCCGAGGGAAGCGTGATCATCGGCCGGTCCCGGCGGCTGCGGCGGCACCAGGAGCACCGGTTC